TATACCAAATAAAAAAGAAAAAATGATACAAATAAGATAAACCGGTCAGATTTATATTTTTTATTGAAAAATATAAAGATTATTTTATATTTATATAGATGAATTCACAAGAAGAAGAAATATTATTACTTAAACAAAAAATTTGCGAGTTAGAAGAAAAATTAAAAAAATATACAAATGGTAATAATCATAAAAATTATTATGAAAAAAATAAAAATGTTGTAATGGAAAAAGCAAATGAATATAAAAAAAAATTAAAAGAAACTAACCCGGATAAAATAAAAGAATACGCACATAAAGCATATTTAAAAAGAAAAGAAAAATTAAAAAAAATCAAAGAAGAAGAAAATAATTCAGCTCAAGATATTTAGGGTGTTTTATATAATTTTGCGTAAAATGATATAAAATAATATCACTATATAATATATATAAAATGGCTAATTGTTTGGCTATAGATAGGAATTCAAATCAATGTAGGAATTATGGTTGTAATGAAAGCAGATTTTGTAAATTCCATCAATATATGAATGATTATACGGATGAAATGTTGGCGAACTTGACTATTTGCAGCGGTTGTAAGAAATCGTATTATTTGGAAAATGGTAGAAAAATATGTAATGTGTGTAAAGAACGCAGTAAATCAAATGTCGAAAAAAGAAAAGAAACAGTTGTTTTATGCGGTAAAGACGGTTGTAAATTCAAACGGTCGGAGGAAAATAAATATTGTAATAAACATCAAATTTGTATATTGGAAGATGAAACAAAAGCAATGAATAAGAAACTATGTGTTAACTATATTCGAGGTTGCCGAACTCAATTAGATTTGGATTCTACATTTACTAGATGTTCGGATTGTTTAGAAAAGGACAGGAAAAAAGACAATGAACGCCGTCAAAATGCGAAATTACTGAATGCGACGACCATTGTAGAAAATGCTCAATCTAAATATTGTAATACTTGTTGTAAAGAATATTTGCTTGAATTTTTTATTGGTGAAAAAGGGAATGAAACCAAAACATGTAAAGCGTGTAGGGATGATAATAAAATTCAAGACCTGCGTCGTGATAAAGAACATCGGAATGAATTGGCTAGAACAAATATTCATGAAAAATACAATAGATATATAAAGTCGTGTGCGGAGAGATGTTTAGATTTTAGACTAACATACGATGAATTCGTAAACATAGTAAATAACGAATGTTGTTATTGTGGTTATGTAAATTCTGATTTTGTAAATGGTATTGACCGAAAAAATTCGTCAAATGGTTATATATTAGATAATTGTATAGCGTGCTGTAAAATGTGTAATTATATGAAAGGTTCACTTAGCGTTGAGGTGTTTATCAAACGCGCGGAACATGTATTATCATATCAAAATAGAATAAATGGAAATTTATATCCCGAATATTTCTCTAATCACAAAGGTTCGCCATATTTATTTTATAAACAACGAGCAATTGATAAACAATTAGAATTTTCAATTACACAAGAAGATTACGATAATATTATTCAAAATGAATGTTTTTTATGCGGAAAACGAAGTGATGAAAATAATGTAAATGGTATAGATAGAATGGATAGCAAAAAAGGTTATGTGTTGGATAATATAAATACTTGTTGTGGCGAATGTAATTATATGAAAAATATATGGGATTATCATGAATTTATAAATAAATTGGTAGCAATATATGAAAAAAATAAAGATAGAATAAATAATGAAGAAAATAAAGAATTTGAAATAGTAAATAATATTATTCCAAGAAATAAACCAAAAAAATCAATAGAAGAAATTAAGGAAGCGAATGAATTATTCAAACAGCAACATTATGAAAAACTAAAAGAAAAATATAGTGAGGAAGAATATAAACAAATACGTATAAAAGAAATTGCGAAATATCGTTCCACGACGAAGCTATGATTGATATGTATATATTTTATACAAATCAATTTTAAATATTTACGACAGCATATACGCAGCCAAATTTGTTTAATTTGAGTACGCGATTCCTGCCATTCCCGACATCACTCTTAATACATTATAATTGACGGCGTACACTCTTACCTTAGCAGTAGCAGTGCCGGCAACAGCACCAGATGATAAAACAAGTTGTAAAACTGCGTTATCAATTCTGGAGAAGTTGCATGAGCCTGATGGTTGATGGTCTTCTGGGCGAAGAGCGAATGAGTATACGTTGATACCAGCATCAGGAGCACGGGTGTGGTGTTGGAATGGTTGAACAACATCGAAGTATGAGCCTTCACGTTCAGAGAAACGATCTTGGCCGTTAAGTTGTAGCTTAGCAGTTACAACTGGGTTCTCACCCCAACAGTGCATGTCCAAAGCAGTCTCTGCTAGAACGAATGTACCAGCATCGGATAATCCGGATGCGGATAATGAACCACCTTGGGCGATGAATGGTTCGTAAGCTGATGCAGCAACCCAATCAGCAGTTGCGGATTGGCCTTGAATATCAGTAGCACCAGGCATTTGGAATAAGCCTGAAGCATTGATGAATGCGTTAGCACCAGATGTCTCTGCTGGACCACCGAATGCGTGGATAGCATTTGGTAGAGCATCGATAGCATCAGTGTAGTTGAATGGTTGAGCACCTAATGTCTTGAATAAGACGTTTCCGCCTTCAAGGGATGCGCAGTAATCAACGTTGGAATCAGGTTGAACAACCCAGACTAATTCCTTACATGGGTGGTTGAAGTTCAACTTAATCTTGTTGGATGATGATCCGACTGATTCATCACCAGTGAATTGAAGTTGCTCAATCAAGTACTCGTGTGGGTTTTGTGCCATCTTTCTGCGTTCATCAGTATCAAGGAAGATATAATCAACGTATAAGGAAGCAGCAACAAGTGATTGTTGGTAAGCAGCAGAGACTGAGTTAGTTCCTGTTGTGGCGGTTAAGTTCTTAACAGCCCATAAGCACTCACCAATTGGACGGAAGTCAATGTTGATCTTCACTTCGTGGTATTGAAGAGCAATCAATGGTAATGCTAAGCCAGGGTTGCGGCAGAACCAGAATTGAAGAGGAACGTATAAGGTGGTTTCTGGAAGAGCATTGCGAGGAGCACATACTTGGGATGGTCCACCGGCAGATGCGCAAGGACCAGCAACAGCGGCGAAGGCTGGGTCAGTGATGTATGTTAATTGGGTGGTGTTTCCAATCATCTTGAAATATCCCTTTTGTTGCTCAGATGTTTGGGTAAGTTGGTTCCAGATGTGCATCCAATCACCATATTGACGGTCGACTCTTTGGCCACCAATTTCAACTTCGACTTGGGCAACTAATTGCTCACCAATGTAATCTAACCAACGGGCATAGACACCATCAGAACCAGTGGTCTTCATGTCTTGGTTGATTTCAGGTAAAGTTACTTGTAAGTATGTTCTGTATGCTAAATCACCGTTTCTGGAGATTGTGCATGTAACACGACGACCAAAGTCAGCTTGGCCTGAGAAGGTTTGTTCAATGGACTCCATTGCGAAGTTTGTATGGCGTCTGTATGACACCTTCCAGAAAGTGATTTCTGGTGTTCCTGTAAGGAAAACGTCTTGTGCGCCGTAGGCGACTAATTGCATCAAAGCTCCACCCATTTTTTATATATACTTGTCAAAGAAAATAATTTCTGTTGAAATTGCTAAATAAATTTTATTACACTTTTTTTCATTGAAACACCTACATAAAATAATTTTAATTTTTATTAAATTTATTTTACTATACTAATTTGTGTATAAAAACAATTCATAATAAATCCACATTTTGTTGATGTATGTAGAGAGAAAATTCTCCATATTTTCGAATACGTATAATTATTTAGGAGAACCGGTCGTTTCATATTACATACTATTTTTTATTAAAAAATTCACGTTTCACACCATTTACCGTGTGGTTTACAATATGAATACAAATATTTACAGCAAATGATACAGATTTACCAATGATATATCCTATTACCCACTCTATATCTGAGCAAAATGTTTCATCATCTTTTATTTTTTTGTTCATCTTATACAAATATATAGAATATCATTATTATATTTTATACAAATAAAATACACGTAAATAAAAAATTGAATGTAAATAAAGAATAAAGAATAAATAATATAATCAATACATAATACAATGGACTTAACACAAAGCAAATTATCACGTGAAGAATGGGAAAGTATTGAAACCCCTATTTCGAATGACGAGAAAAAAATATTGAAAATGATTATTGATGGATTTGAAGATATTAATATTCGTTCCAATGACCATTTAACGATGTTCTCATTTGTTAAAATCGAAATAACCCCTGAAACTGAATTATTCTTATTTCAAAAATATTTCAGTGAAGATATCAAGAATATTATTCAAAAATATACAGAACCGAATACTCTTGAATTATTCAAAAACAATGGTGCTCAAATCAAAAAATTAAAAAGTGCGGATAATATCCGTATTCAAAATCTCGAAAATAATATTACACAAAACAAACAAAATATATTCGAATTCTTACTCATCGATTTATGTAAAGAACTATTAAAATGTTTCAAAAAACAACAAAGTAATTATGCATTTTATTTGTATACTCTTTTACAATTGAAAAAAACCAATATTCGTAATATCAATCAATATGTAGTTGAATTTGTGAATCAAGCCATTGAGTTCACCTCTAAACAAACAAAAATCAGCAATATCATACAAAACGCATATGAATTTATTGAAAAAAACAATTATTTATTCTCTTATGAAGATTTGACGTTATTTCCTCACCAAAAACAATTATTCACTACCTGTAAACAATCCCCTGAAATTCCTAAATTAATCTTATATACCGCACCTACCGGAACTGGAAAAACACTTTCACCCATTGGTTTATCAAATCAATATCGCATTATATTTGTATGCGTAGCAAGACATATTGGTCTAGCGCTAGCGAAATCCGCAATTTCAATGGAAAAGAAAGTTGCCTTTGCGTTTGGTTGTGAAACCGCGAGTGATATTCGTTTACATTATTTTGCTGCGGTAAATTATGTGAAACATAATCGTTCCGGAGCGATTGCGAAAGTAGACAATAGTGAAGGTTCCAAAGTCGAAATCATGATTTGTGATGTTCAATCCTATTTGACCGCGATGTATTATATGCTTGCGTTTAATCCGGCAGACAATATCATAACCTATTGGGATGAACCAACGATTACATTGGATTATGAAACACATGATTTACATCAAACCATTCATCGTAATTGGTCTGAAAATAAAATTCCGAAAATGGTATTATCTTGCGCTACATTACCCAAAGAAGAAGAAATCATGGATGTTATTGCTGATTTCCGTTGCCGATTCAATGGCGCAGAAATTCATACGATAAATAGTTATGACTGTAAAAAATCAATTCCAATATTAAACAAAGATGGTTATTGTGTTTTACCTCATATGTTATATTCTGAATATTCCAAACTAATAGAATGTGTTGAATATTGTATACGGAATAAAACATTATTACGATATTTTGACCTAAGTGAAATCATTCGGTTTATTGATTATATAAATGATACCGGAAATATTCCAGAAGAATATTCAATGGATCTTTATTTTACAAGCATAAGTGATATAACGATGGATTCGTTGAAAAGTTATTATTTATTACTCTTGAAACAAATTCCCGAACATAAATGGTCTGAGATATACTTATATATAAAAACCACTCAAAAACGAAAATATAAAGAAAAATCAAATATAAAAAAATCGACCAGTATGGAAGCAAATAAACCAACATCAAATACCGTATTAACTAGAACATTAAGTACAGCCAATGAATTATCAACGAAAACATCCGCGACGAGTGGTATTTTATTAACGACTGCGGACGCACATACATTAACTGATGGACCAACTATATTCTTAACTGAAGACGTGAAAAAGATTGGTAATTTCTATATACAACAATCCAATATATCATCCATTGTATTTCAGACCATTATTGCGAAAATAAGTAAAAACAATGAAATCGCCGAAAAAATAGAAAACCTGGAGAGTTTTATTCGCGAAGAACAAAGTAAAACATTTACTTCAGATAGTAAAACACATAAATCAGGTGGGTTGATCGAAAAATCTACTTCAAATAAAGATACATCGGCGGGCTCGTCGGAAAGTGATAGATTAACGAATCATACCCAAAAAATGATGGATGAAATGAATCGGTTGCGTGGAGAAATCCGCACAATAACATTAGATCCAATCTATATTCCAAATTCCAAACCACATCAACAAATATGGACACCTACTGGAGAAGTTTATGAAAATGCGTTTTTGGCGAATATTGATGATGATACAACAAAAATGATCATGTCGTTAGGTATAGATAATAATTTAAAAGTATTGTTGTTATTAGGTATCGGTATATTTATGGAAAAACCAAATATTCATTATATGGAAATTATGAAACGTTTGGCAGATGCTCAACGGTTGTTTATCATTATTGCTTCGAGTGATTATATCTATGGAACGAATTATCAATTCAGCCATGGTTTCATAGGTAAAGATTTAATGAATATGACCCAACAAAAAACATTACAAGCAATGGGACGAATTGGTAGAAATAAAATTCAACAGGATTATACGGTTCGGTTCAGAGATGACGATATGATAATGAAACTTTTCAAAGAACCTGAGCATAATATAGAAGCAATCAATATGTCGGCGTTATTTTCATCATAAACAGATTGTAAATACAATCTGTATTTTTTTATTTATATTTTGTGCGTTGCTCGATATAAGCT